TTGTTAATAACTCTAATGTTGGTGTTGCAACCACATCTATGATTTCTCTAGATGGTTCTAGTACACTTGGAATAGCAACTCACTTTGTTGATACTGTATATAAAGTAACTGCTGCTGTCAGCATATCAACATCAGTCTCTGGTGTGTCTACATACGTTAGAAGAGTTACAGTAGGAGTTGGATCAACTCCATCTGGATGGTACGGAACTGTTGGAGTTAGAACTTCTGATTTCTATGGTGATTATAGTTGGGGATTAATTACTTTACCTTCGAGAGCAGGTATAAATTCTTTCCAAGCATATAATCAGAATGGAATAGGGGTTGCTCAAAGTAGTTATGTATCTGGTAATTATGCAGGAGTAGGTCGTCCAGTTGGAATTGTTACTATTGCCCCTGCTAGTGGTATACATACCTCTGCAGTGATTCAAAGGTACAAACCTTTGAAATATAAAAACTATACGTCATAATCTTTAATAAATAAAGAAAAATAACTGTCAAATATAATGTCTGCAATTATAACTGACCAAATTAGAATATTGAATGCGTCAAATTTTATTGCTGGTGTAGCTACCGCAACGAAATCGTATTATTCATTTGTAGGACTTCCAAACCCTACAGACATTCAATCTGATTGGGATACAAGTCCACCATCTCCTAAAGATAATTTCTCGGAGCAGAATGACTATTGGGATACTATGATTGCATTAAAGAAAATTAATGCAGACGATGTTAGACAGGTTGTTCCAAAGAGAGAATGGGCATCAGGAACAACATATGATATGTATCGTGGAGATATTAGTAGATCTACTCCTGCAAAGGTATCTGGTGCTACTAACTTATATTCTGCAACATACTTTGTTCTTAATGAGGATTATAGAGTTTATGAATGTCTTCAGAATGGTACAAATCCAGATAATCCAAATGGAAGACCTTCTTTAGATCAACCATTATTTACTGATTTGGAACCAAGAGCTGCTGGAAGTAGTGGTGATGGATATATTTGGAAATATCTTTATACTATTAAACCTACTGATATTATTAAATTCCAATCTACTGATTTTATTCCTGTTCCTGTAGAATGGAACACTAGCGCACTTAATGCTCCTGTAAGAAATAATGCAGTCGATGGATCTATTAAGATTGTAACTGTTACTGATCGTGGTGTGGGTATTGGTACCGCAAATAGAACTTACACTAAAGTTCCTATTAGGGGTGATGGTGATGGTGCTGAATGTACTATAATTGTTGATGCAGACCAACAAGTTGATACAGTAACTGTTTCTAGTCAAGGTTCTGGATATACATATGGAAATGTAGATCTAATTGCTGGTGGAGTTCCTACTGGAACTACTATACCAAAATTTGATGTGATCATACCTCCTCAAGGAGGTCATGGTTCTGATATCTATCAGGAATTGGGTGCCATGAATGTTATGATGTATTCTAGAATTGAGAATGATGTAGAAAATCCTGATTTCATAACAGGAAACCAAATTGCTAGAGTTGGTATTGTTGAAAATCCATTATCAACTGGACAAGCACTTTTAACTATTGATAAAGCAAGTGTTTTAGGTGCCATTAGATTAACAGGAACTGGTTATAGTACAGCAACATTTACTGCTGATTCTTATTTTGAGCAAACTATTGCAACTGGTACTACTGCAGTTGGAAGAGTTATAAATTATGATCCTGTTACTGGTGTATTAAAGTATTGGCGAGATAGAACTCTTGCAGGATTTAATACCGTTGGAACTGCACAAACTAATCCAACTTGGGGATTTAACCTAAATGGATTTACTGGTTCACCAACTGGAGATGGTAATTTAACTATTGTTCCATCAACTGGTTCTAATTTGGCAATTAATACCGCATTTTCTGGTATCTCTACATCAATAAATAGTAAAACATATTACCTTGGTCAAGATTTTACCAATGGTTTATCTGGTCCTGAAGTTAAAAAGTATTCAGGAAATATAATATATGTCGATAATAGACCTGCAATTATCAGGTCTGTGAACCAAAAAGAAGACATTAAAGTCGTTTTGCAATTTTAAAGGACTATGCCAGTATCAACAAATCTTAACGTATCGCCATATTTTGACGACTTTCAGGCAGATGACGATTTTGCAAAAGTCCTGTTTAAACCTGGATACCCAGTACAAGCGAGAGAATTAACTACTCTACAATCTATTCTACAGAATCAGATTGAAAAGTTTGGTAAACACTTTTTTAAAGAAGGTGCAAAAGTAATTCCAGGAAATATTGGATATAATCAATTATATTTTGGTGTTCAGCTTAATAATAATTATCAAGGAGTTCCTGTTGAGGCATATATTGATCAAGTAGTTGGTGCAACAATTACTGGTGTTCAATCTGGAGTAACAGCAGTTGTTGATAGAGTATTATTACCATCTGAATCTGAAAGAGGGCAACTTACTCTATACATTCAGTATGTTGGATCCAATAGTACTAATAATGTTACTAAAGAATTTATAGACGGTGAAGAAATATTTTCTGATGTCACAATCCTTTCTGGATTATTAGGAAATACCACGATAGAATCAGGGACTCCTTTTGCTACAACATTCCCTGCTAATGCTTCAATAGTTGGATCATCATTCCAAATAGAAGACGGTGTTTATTTCTTTCATGGGCAATTTGTAACAGTACAAAGAGAAACTATTATATTAGATCAGTATACTAATAAGTCTAATTATAGAGTTGGATTATTTGTTACAGAAGAAATAGTTAATGCTGATGTAGATCCATCTTTAAATGATAATTCACAGGGATTTAATAATTATGCTGCTCCAGGTGCTGATAGATTAAAGATTACTTGTGGATTATTTAAGAAACGTTTGGGTGATTATGTAGATGATGGGGGAGGAGCTCCTACACCTACACCAAGTCCTGTTTTACCTCCTACTGTAGATGCTGATACTACATCTCCTGTTGCAGTTCAGGGTGATGTTACTAATGTTACTAATGTTACTAATGTACAAAATGTTACTAACGTTACTAATGTAAATGTAAATGTTGTTCAGGAAACTACTAATGTTACTAATGTAACTCAAAATGTAACAACTATTGTAAATGCACCAGCACAGGGTGGTGGATATTTTGTTGAGCTTGCACAAATACAGAATGGTAATCTTACTTCTGTACAGAAACCTGCAGATGATTATAGTTCTAATTTCCTTGAGATTCTTGCTAGAAGAACATATGCAGAATCAGGAGATTATTATGTAAGACCATTTACTGTTACTTTAAAGAATTCCTTAAATGATGGAATGGGTAGTAGAGGTGTATATAATATCAATCAAATTACTGCAGCTGGATCCACTCCATCAGAAGGATTAGCTTTATATCAGGTTTCTCCAGGTAAAGCTTTTGTTCGTGGATGGGAAATAGAAACAATTAATTCTTCTTTCTTAGATTGTAATAAACCACGTACAACTAAATCAATAACAAATCAACAGATAGAATATCATACTGGTCCAACTTTAGTAGTAAATAATACCTTTAGATCTCCTACAATAGGAGTAGGAAATACTTACTATGTTAGTTTAAGAGATCAAAGACTTGGTTCTGATAAAAATACTCTTCCAGGAAAAGAAGTTGGTGTAGCTAGAATATATGATATGAGATTGGAATCGGGATCTTATAATTTAACTAATGGTGCAGTAAATCAATGGGATCTTTCTCTTTATGATGTCCAATCTACTACTGAAATAGCACTTAATACTGCAGCTACTCTTACTGTTCCTACTCGTGTTACAGGACAAAGTAGTGGAGCATCAGCTTTCCTTAGAAGTGCTGTATCTGCTGGAACAGCAATGACATGTTATGAAGTACAAGGAACTTTTATCAATAATGAAAGCTTAAGATTTGATACCGATAAAGAAATTAATAGAATTGCTGTTGCTGTAACTTCATATAGTTTAAATGATGTAGAATCTGTTTATGGAACAAATAATGGAGTTTCTGGAATTAATACCTTTAGTGCAGACGTAGTTCCAACAACTTTATTGAATATTGGTATTGGTACTATTAGTCCAAAATCAGGTGCTTCTGGTATTAGTACTATAATAAGTCCTAATAATATATTCCCATCAAATACTTTAATTAGAAAGGATTCTTTAATCGAGTATTCTTCACCACTTGCTCCTAATTTACCTACAAGAAGTAGAATTGTTAGTGTAGGTTCTTCTCATATTACTGTAGAAGAAACTACAAGTGTAACAGGTCTATCTAATGGTGCATTACCATCGGCACAATTGGACATAAGTAATGTAAAAATAGTTGGTGGATCAATAGCACAAAGAGATGATAATAATTTATTTACCGTATTACCTAAAATGCATAATGCAACGGTAGATTTAACTGATTCCTTTATTGTTATTAGAAAAACTTTTGAGGTTGATATTACTAATAATCAATTCACATCACAGGTTCAGTCTGGTTTAAATGAGACATTTATGCCATTTGATGATGAGAGATATACTTTAATAAGGTCTGATGGGACCATTGAGGTTCTAACTTCAGATAAAATGAGTCTTACTGGTGGTGGAACTTTATTACAATTCTTTGATTTGGGTACTAATAATACAGGTGCTCAATTAGTTGCTACACTTAAAAAGACAAAACCAGTAGCGAAGAAAAAGATACTTAATAGGGTTAATTCTATTGTTGTTGACAAATCCAACAATGGTGCTTCTGGTATTGGTACAACTACTGCTAATGATGGATTAACATTCGGAAATTATCCATTTGGTACTAAAGTTCAGGATGAAGAGATATC